CTCAACTTGAGGTGCCATATAAACACCTCAAGTTTCAAAAGTTACACCGCAGCATCGGGGCTGAATGAAGAAAGAACCATAGTATGCTGCGCGGTAATCGTTGCCGTGGCTGAAACGTCGAGCGTATAATCAGCACGCGCGATACCGAAATTAGTTACAACAGCCACACCGGTTTGATTTTTGTAGTCAATGCTCTCAACTTCAAAATGAGGTTCATCGGCAACTGCATAAGCTAACGCATTAGCACCCATGCAAATAGCACGTTTAACATTCGCTTCCGCAGCACCGGCTATAGGTGTGGAATCGGTATAAAGCGTACTGGGATTACTCGAATCGATTTTATTTGATTCCATGATATAGAATCCACCCCAGCAACCAACTTCTCTCGCATTACCCACTCCTTTAAAGACTGCATTACCTTTTTCGTCACGCGGGCCTGCTGTTATGTTTGCCTCAAACCATTTTTCATGCGTTTGTAACTGTGCAACCTGATTAGGGTGCAGAATACAGAGATAACCCGTAAATCCCTTAAAATCAATCATGGGGAAATTAAGTTGTCTCATCTTCGCAGCCATTGAGATAAGTGCTTGAGGCGAGAACCAATCGGTAGGCGTATTGGCAAGCGTGCCCTCTGCTGTCTCAATACTTGTCTCGTAAGTCGCATCGGTAGCACTATAAGTAATGGCGTTATTCTCCTCATCCATGCAATACCAGTAACGACATGGTTTGGCGATATGGCTATTAATATTAAGCCCACCGTATGTCGTACCGCAGTGAATGAAAGCCGGCCAACCGTAATAAACAGTGCGGAAAAATTCCGCTTCTTTTCTCTGGTTAAGCCAGCTTGTAAGAGCAGGTCGTGCATTTTCGATTATACTGAATAATCCACGCTGATCACTTGCTCTACCAACTGTTCTAATCGCATGACGTAACTGGTTCACATATACGTCCTGATATGAGAAATCCATTACCTCTTCGCTCTGAAGCACCGTAAGATCACCTGGCTTGCCGTACTCATCAAGTTTAGGCAGCAATGCCATACGAATTTGCTCGCCTTTATTTTTTGTGAGATCGGTTTTTGTGATGATAGGTGACATTTCCCCTTCTTTACCAATCCAGGGGGTAAACACCATACCATCAACGTGTTCCTTGCGCAGTCTTCTATCTGCGATTTTATATACTAATGCTACTCGATCAGTTGCCCCGGGTAAACCATAACCCGATCCTTCTGTACCGAGCGTACTGTCTGGATATGTTGACATTTTATTTCACTTCCTTTTTATTTTTTTATTATTTCATTTTTCCCTCAGCGATTAATTTTGCAATCTTTTCGATATCAGGATGACCATCTGGCAAAGTGTCTATATATTTACTTGCCTGTGCAGAGTTTATCTGCGTAATATCGACTTTACCCGCTGTTCCCTTAATTCCTTTTGAGGAGGTCGTACCAGTCGCACGAACTGCTGTTTTTTGTTTCTTTTTCAGTTCTGCTATTGCCTCGTCTCGCCCCTCTTTTCTGGCTTTCGCAAGGTCAGCATCTTTATTCGCCCAATACATGGCAATTTCAGGGCCCAAACCATTTATTGTGTCCTGAGTTAATTTGGCCATGTTTTTCACAACAGTATCTTCTGCCACACCGGAGGCAATAAGTCTATCCTGTGTTAATTTGCTTCTTGTGGTTACAGCAGTTTGATAATTTCTCTGTTGTTCAGCCCGGGCTGCTTGTTGACGTTTCTGATCATACTCAGCCATTTTTTTTGATACAAGTTTCTCAACGCTTTTCGGATCCATCGGATCAAATTCTTCTTCGGGGAATGCCTGATCTTGTGGGGTGCCCGTTCTTGCGTTTAAAAGTGCCTGTGCTATATGAGGATTGCCGTTGATAAGTGACCGAACTTCTTCGTATTGCTCTCTCCCTTGGCGTAATTCGCCAAGTTCTACCGCTTGTCTTCCTTGAAGCTTCTGAAGATTCTCGTGTTTTGCCTTGAGGTTTTTATATTCTTCTTCCCAGTTTTTCTGATTTTTTGCTTCTGTAGATGCGGTTTCTGTTTCTTTTCCGGTATCATCTTCATCAGTTTCAGATTCTGGTTCAGAAACTTCCTCTTCTGTCTGTTGGATTACCTCTTCCCCTGCATTACCTTCGGGCGTTTCTTTTTTAGAAATGGTATCCTTAGGTTCTGGTGGTGTATAGGTTCCTTCATCCATCGCAAACAACTGTTCAAGAGCAGCTTGATCTTCTTCGGGCGTGCTTTCGTCGGTTCCTACTTTTGCGAAATTAATAGCGTTGGCTGTTGGTTGTAACATTGTAAAACTCCTTGTTTCGGGTCGCCTTTTATGAGTATCCCGATCGGGGTCTTTTAGGCGGTATCCGTTATTAATATTAACTTTGTACTCTTTGTGGTATCCTTACCGGCCCCGCACTTGGCCGCGGTGCAGACCTTATGGGGCCTCTATTGGGATTATTTTGCTGCATCATCCCCATTTGCTGCATTTTTTGGGTCATCTGTTGTCTTTCTCGCCATTTTGCCAGTATTATGTCTTTTTCGGGTAAATCGAATAATCCCAGCACTACTTCTCCGATTATGTCGGCAAATTCTGGTGTTGCTTTTTGAAGTTCATTTAATTTCCAGAATGTGTGTTCACGTTCTGTGGGTGTTTGTCTTTCAACCGAAGCAACTATATCGTATTCACCTATCGTTATATCGTTTGCGATTGCATTCATTGCCTGTTTATTAAGTGTAATTTCCTCGTCTGTTTCACCCATGCGTTCGCCATATATACGTACCATTGTCTCTGTGGTATAATAATTCTGTATATGCCATAAAAACCCTTTTGCACCCAACACTAACGTATGCACATAATTTTCAATTATACCTGTAAGTCTTACCGCCGATTGCGCTACTTCTATTCTCTTAGCCACACCCGATTGTTTTCTCTGGCTTATACCCTGTATTGCATCACCAGCACCACTGATATATTTTACATCTTCTTTTCCTGTATCCTCCAACCGTTCGTATATTGGTTGAACATCCGGTGGTTTTCTATATTCGATTGTTTTTTGGTTTCTGTCATCATAAAGTCTGTCTACTTTTATTGCCACATCGTTTCTTGCTAATTTATCGTTTAAATCCTGCTCATCTTCATTGCTGAAAGCATCTTCTGTATAAAAAATACCTGTATTAGCCATTGACGATAGAATATGAACAATAGTGCTATGGCGTTTATTTACCTCTTCCTGCGGATAGAAAAGATTTTTTATCACACCCATATATTTACCGTTGATGAAATATGGAAAATAAAATTCGAATAAATGGTAAAATTCCGTGGCTTCGAGTGCAACATCTTGAACAACTTCCATTCCTATAAGCGTTCTTAAATGTATATGCGGTTTATTAGTTTTTATTATTGTATCTTTAATCAATTCTCTTTCGTCATCCGAAAGAGCGCTGACATTTTCCCATTTTTCCGTTTCTTCGTCATAATAAACTTCAACCTCTTCCCATACTTTTTTATATTCCTCAATCACACGTATCAGTTTACCCTTACGGTCATAACCCAATTCGCTGGAAAGTTTATCTGATACAGGCTCTGAATACCCACCCGCATTTCCGTAATCAGCCGGTTTATTGTATTCATGTTGAACAATTCCCGTTGGAAATTCTTCCGCCATCGGCGCCATATACGTTATTTGTTCAGCAACCTTTTTCCCGTATTTTCTTTTTATTTGATCCCTGTCGTACCATATCTCACGATAAAGTACGCGTGCATCGGAATAATCATATTTCTTGAAATAGGGGTCGAGGAAGAAATCCCATGAATCTCGCTGCTGTGCTTTTATTTTACCTTCGATATTCTCTTCTGTATCCCACCATTTTTCGATAATACCCACACCCGTTATTAACCCATCCATGAACATTTCTTTGCGTTCAAATGACAATAAATTAGATTTCTCTATCTGTTTAATAACTTGGTTCAAAAGGCGTGCTATATATGGATCGGCGTATCTATCGACCGCTTTGGTCATAATATCGATTCTGTTCTGGATCATGTGCCCCAGAATAAGATCAACGGCAGGTAGAATCATATTGAATACCGATGGTGCACGATTCGTATTTCTAAGTTCTTGTTTGTCTTTTGTCTCCCATTGATCACCACGATAAAATCGTTCGCTTTTTTCAGCATTGCTTTCCCATCCGGAGTTAACGCGATGTGCTTTACTGATTAAAAACCCCTTGTAAAAATCACGGGCATCACTATCTACTAAATCTTCCCAGGTTCTTTCTGTTTTTGCTGTCGCTGCTGGCATATTAAGCAACCTTCCAATCTTTAATACCTGTGTTTCTGTTTTTGCCGCCTATCCAGACAACATTATTTCTTTTTTTCTTCTCTTTTTTCGGTTTTATCTGCTGTGACCATATATAAGCCATGACAGTAATCAGGTCATCATGTCTCCCGTAAGGAAATCGCAGTAATTCTTCGACTATTTCACTGAATTTACTATCTTTACCAATCCATACCATACCGTTTGAAAAAGGTACTTGAAGCTCACGAATCCTGTCATTACCTGTCTGATGTGCCGTTCTGGTATATTCCCTTATCCGCGTATACGGTTTTTTCTGTTCACGCATTTCTTTCTTGATATAGTTGTAAATATGAACATCTCCACCGTATGTTTCTATTTTTGCCGTGATGGGGTTCCATAAATCAAATTTCCCGATGAAATTTTTTACTATATCGGGCGAACGCATTCTTTTGCGGATAATATCAAGAACATACATCCTACCGTGTTTATCTGCACCGGCAACCATCATTGTTGTATAATCACTATCTTTTTTATCTGTTCTTGCGGGATCACATCCCATAAATATGTTTAAGGTCTCGTACCATTTCTTCAATAAATCAATGTCGTTTTCAGAAATTGTGGATGAAAGTTTTTCTCTTATTAATTCTATATTCCAGTACTTAATCCAATCCGCCTCAAACTCTTGCTCACCTTTAACAATTGGATCATTTTGATATTGACATGCCCAGTTGTAAGCAGAAAGATTTTTACGTTTTCTTTCCACACGTCTTATATTTGCCGGTTCCTTCCAGATATATTCACCGTCTTCTATTGCTTTTCTGCGTAATGTTGGTATATTACGGAGGTCTATTAAATCGCCATATAAATCTCCGTCCTGATAACGTGTTCCGTGATAAATGTATACACTGTCAAAATCATCCGTATTTTGTATATCCTGTTCCCACTGAAATATTTTCTTCATTTTTTCCGGTGAATCGGCATTTTTATCCGTTACAACATCATCGAAAATCATGTAATCGGTATGTACACCTGTCATAGACTGCTCTGTACTGCCTATCATCACTGAGGGTTCTTTGAGGCTATATTTATTTCTCGCAACTGTTATTTCGTATTGGTTCCAATTGAGATGATTTTTATTCCCTTTTGCCATCGCCGGCTTTAGTTTCGGGAATACGTAATGCAGTTTTTTGTTATAAAGTATATGTTGTTGAATGGACCGCAAAAATTTCATTGGCAAATCTAATGTTGCCGATAGAATAGTGATTCTTAAATTGGGATTCTTACCCAAAAGCCATATAGAATAATTTATCGATCCCAGAGTTGATTTTAAATGAAGCCGGGGAAGTAAATTAAGCACACCATTGGGGGCGATTTGAGGATTTTCGCTTACTTTCTGCAGTATATGGCAGAAAACATCGTGTAATCCTATTTGCAGATGGAAATCATCCGCATTCCTCATTATAACTTCACAGAAGAAGAAAAAATCATTAGTTGCAAGTTTTGTAATTTTCTTTCTTCTTTCCTGAAGTGCGAGCGGATTGCGCTTTTTATTCTCTTTAAACCATTCTTTTGCCGGCTCTTCGTACGGATACCAGTCACGTTCATCTGCGGGTATATACCCTTCCATTATTTCGGGTGGGAAATTATAACCCATTATATATAAACCTCCAATTCATCTAATTCATTTTTGCCCTTCTTTGCTTCAGCATCTATTCTTTTAAAAATCATTTCTACCACCCATTTCTCGGATACATTTAATTCCTTTTCATTCCAGATAACATCGCATAGTATATCGATAGCTTTCGACTCAAGGCTTTTCCAGTTCACACCCCTTTTATTCTGTGCATCAAGTATCAACTTTTCCCTGATCTCATATTTCTCTAATTCTTCCTCACCCTTGAGTATATTTTTTATAGTGCGGATGTCTTTCTTAAACTCTGATGCTGTTTCTTTCTGTGCTTCTTTTGCCGGCATTTCCTTTTTCAGCGTTCGGAAAAAATCAAGTATTGCCTTGCATTCTTCTCTTTTTGTGTATGTCCCCATTATGCCTCTTCTTCAAGCACTTCCTGGTATGCCTTGTAAAACTCAGGGTTTCCCTTTTGTTTCTTGATATATCTTCTTAGTGTCATTTGTTCATGCGGTGGGAATATTATATCCCATCGTTTTTGAGAAACATGGAAAAATGGTTTACTCATAATTTTATCTTCGTACCAAAATTTTTTCCTTCTCATGGGGTGGTTGATTTCTCTCTTTGTCTTTGGCATATTTCCCTCACAAAAAAACGCCCGAAACAATTTCTTAAAGGACTTGACACTTGTCCTCATTGAAACTATTCCGGGCGTTAAATAGAACCTGTGTTTTGCAGTTGGGAATAATCCCGGGTAGGCTGCTAAACTAAGCGTATTTTACGATGTCCGGTTATTCCTATATGGCTATTTTATTTAAATTTCTTTTCTCCCCATTCGGCCAGCATTTCGGCCATTTTCTCATTCTCGTGCCTTTCGGGACTACCAATACTATTTGAAATTTATTATAATAATCAAGAGAGGTATCGTGTATAAATTCGACTTTGTTCCTGTCAATATAAAACACTCTTTCGGCGATTTCTATTGCAGCATTTTCTAATATTTTTATTGTTTCTTGTGTATACATGCTATTAGGAAGTTTCTTTGTAATATATCTCATTTTCTCAGGAGAGTATTTCGGCTTTATTATAAATAATGCCGGTGCAAAAATAAGCCCGATTAACGATTTTATAAACTCTATTCTTTTCATTTTATCCCTGATTTATATTATATTTCTTTTCAATTTCCATGTCCCTTATTCCGCCCTTTGAAATAGAAAGGCGAAAAGTCAAAACACCACTATTTCTGCGCTTTCTCCAGTCCTCAACTATACTCTCTATCCGTTTTAATACTTCAATTAGTTTCATAATATGACCAACAGGGTTTTTGTTTTTCATGAAATGATATTTCACCCCATCTCAATTCAGGGAAATCGGTATGCAATAAGATAAAAGCACGCCATTTGTATTAAAAAAATCTATTCTTACACCCCGTGGCTTGTTTAATAGAAAAATATTAATCATAGGCATGTATCTATAGTCCCGTGTTTTCTGTGTCTGTTTCTCTTTTGTCGGTTCATCCATCTGCTTTAAGCACTCTTCTCATATACCCGCCATCACCGAGATCAATCCATTCTTTACCCTTCACTGCAATCCCTATAAAATTCCCATAATAACCAATACAATCATCCTTAACTTCAGGTATGTTTCTGGCCTTAGGTATTTCCCTAACATATATTTTGGGGTTTTGGGGCATTTTAGTTTCTTCGGTTAAATATACTACATTTCAAAACAAAAGTCAAGCAAAAAACACAACATGTTGTAGTGATAACTAAATGTACCGCTATCCCTTGTGGTCTATACAAGGCTTGTTTACCGTCGTTTTTTTTAGAAAAAATTTTTTGTAAGTATTTATTTTATTTAACTAAACAGTGGCTACCCAGTAGATATATATACGGGAAAACGCGGGGGTCAAGGGTACCCGCTAACTCAAATACCCACATATTCTTGTGTTCGGGTAAATTCCTTATTATTAAAGCTCTTCCCCGAATCCCGAACAAAATCAAATTTTATCACTTTTTGCTTCAAATCACCACTGGAAAGATGGGAACAGAGCTGGGAACAGAGATATTCAGGAGAGATAAGGGGTTGTATCGCAAAGAGATAGCACATAAACACCGTTGACTCTGAATGTCAACCAATATATAATGTTCATATATGAATTAACCGATTGGTTAACGGAACGCCCATTATATGAATAGCGTAATAAACACTAATAGGAATGATTACTATTAAGAATAACTGCTTCATCAAGGTGTGTCTTATATATATCTCAATTTACTATCTTAAAGATTCATATTTATCAGAAATATTAGAGTGTCAAAATTTAACACCCTTATAAAGACAGTATAAAGACAGTATTTAATTAAATAATATAATAAATAATATAAACACATTATAGGCTCCTAGTGTAACCACTATTAATACAGTATATACATAGCTATTCAAAGTTTTTTTCATTTTTTTAAAAAAAACACTTGACAAGCCAGTAAAATGTATTATATTAGTTGATAGTCAGGCACAGAACATACACTAACAAGGGGGATGCGATGAATATATTTAATGAACTATCTAAACCAGAGCTTGACTTATTACTAAAATCCATGTCTGATACATTGGACATTCTGGGTTTTAAAGCGATGTCAAAAGATATATTAACAGAAACCGATTTGCAAAGAGTAAGCAGATATGCAAGAGTCATATTACACAATATGAAATCCTCACCTTATAAGAAACAGGTTTTTTACCGTTACAAATTATTAGGATTAATATAACCACACAAACAATGGGAGGTCGTAATGGAAACCTGTCAAAAATGCAAAAAGTCAGTAAAATATCCCTACGGTTTTAATAAGGGTAAACTAAAGGGTATATTTTGTTATAGATGCTTTATGAACTTATTAGCTAAAGTGTATCCGATTAAATACTAACAAGGGGGTTGCGATGGAAACCACAATTAACAGTATAACAGGGAAAGTTTATCAAGACTTTCAGTCTGCAAAAACTAAGGCCGATTATTTAACTGATAAAACCAGTCTCATTTTCTATGTCATTTATGATGATGGTAACCCATATATGGAAGGTTATCATATCTGCGATGAGAATGATTTAGATACATTCTTTTACGGCATTGAGCCGTTATATTGTTCTGATTAAGTTAAGAAAAAACAGTCTTATACAAATCACATTAAACAGGGGGTAAAAAATGAGAAAGATTAAATCATTCACAGAACTGTACCATGCTTTAAGAGGTTCTTCCAAAGCTGAAGCAATCGAACTTGCCAAAGCAAATTCTGAATTGAGGTGTTCTTATTCCTCAACTTTTTGTGATGAATATATTAAAGAACAAGCTGAAGCAGGAAATTCAGAGGGGGTTTTAGGGAACAACTACGTCCCAAATGACTTGATTGACATAGCTAATATGTGGAAGCGAGCTTGTAAACACTTTTAAAGCCTATCATAAAGAGGATTATATCATGTATAAACTTACAAGACTCGATGGTACTGATTTTTTTAGCGGTAAAATTAACTATGCTGATAATATAGGTAAAATTGTCAGAGTCAAGGATTTTGACCCTCCTGAAAAAGGCCCATGTGGAAAGGGATTTCATGCTTCACGTAATCCAAATGATTGTTTTATCGGAAGTGAAATACCCTGCAGAGCCTTTAGAGTGAAGGGTATTCAGAAAATTAGTGGTAATGAATGGAAGTCCCGTTATCAGGCACTCAAGATCATAGAGGAAATACAAGACCTTAATAGCTTGTTTGGCTGGAACTATGAAGAAGCAATTAATCCTGTAAATCCCTTCCTAATAGAACCTCCCACAATTCAAGAAAAGCATTTAATATCACTAAAAAATTGGATTTCAGTTCGGAAGTCAGTCTGGACTTCAGTTAGGGGTTTAGTCTTGGAGTCAGTCTGGGATTCAGTTTGTGATTCAGATAGGGATTCAGCTGTGGATTCAATCTGGGATGCCACCTGGGATGCCACCTGGGCTTATATAGGGAGCTTTTTTCCAAACATAAAAAGATGGGAATATATTAAACATGAAAAGGGAGTCTATCCTTTTCAACCCGCAGTCGATTTATGGAAGCAAGGTATAGTTCCTTCTTTTGATGGTAAGGTATGGAGATTGCATACCGGGGAAGAAGCAAAAATTGTATGGGAAGGGGAATAATCAGCATATTATATGTCAGAGTGTATCCGATTAAACACTAACAAGGAGGTTGTAATGATTTCAGAAGCCATGATTAAAGAATGGAAATGCCGAGCCAGTAAGGCGGGCAAGAATTCACGTGGCGAAAGTTACCGTGATGAATATGAATACCATTTAGGAATGGTACAGAATCCATTACCATTTTTATTATGGAAGCGCAAATTTGATAAACTGGTAAAGATTCAAACAGCCCAGGATTATCTCGATAATGATTCGACTGTGGAACAAGAAACCGAGCTCTGCAACCAGCTCGGCTATTAATTCACATTGGAGTAATCCAATTCATTCTTAATAATCATAACTTTACCTTAACAAGGAGGGAATATGTCGGCAATAAGAGAGGCGATTGAATTGGTGGAAGAAGTTGAGCGTCTTGAAACTATTAATAAAGAACTAATTAAGGCATTAAGAAAAATAGTAGGGGCGCTTAATGGTGATAGACTTATACGGAACGAGGCTATTGCAATAATAATAGCAAAACAAGCCCTTGCCAAAGCAAAGGAGGAATAACATGAGCACGAAACACACACCAACACCGTGGCATAACGATTATATGCCATCAACTGGATTTGGCTGTGGTTATGGCAAAAGTCAAATCATAGCTTCTGGCGGGCAAGCTATCGCCGGTATTGCATGTGTCGAACCCAATAAAGGTGAAATGTATCATAAGGGTACTTTATCAAAAGAGGCCATGGATACACTCGAAGCCAACGCTGAATTTATCGTCCGTGCCTGTAATAATCATGACGCACTGATTGAGGCATTGGGTTTAGCAATGATGAATTGTAAAAATAATATTGACCCAAAAATATGTAGGTTTATAACAAAAACATATAAGGAGGCACTATGTTAAAATTAAATAATATTGATCCCGATGCCTATTACAGTACAAAGGAGACGTGTAAGCTATTAGGTGTTAGTATTGATGCCCTGTATAAATGGAATCGTCTACATAGGCTCGTACCGAAGAGGAAAATAGGTAATCGACACTTATATTTAGGGAAAGATTTAATTGAGTTTACAGGGAGGTAATAAAATGTATTGGTTCCGTAAATGTCACTCTGTTAAAAATATGTATTCTTTAAATATTGGAAGGTTCTATATTCATGTTTTTACTAAAAGACAACCTATTTGGCTTAGGGTTGTTAAGCATAGTTGGTCAAGATATACATATTACAGTGTTGGACTTGGGTATATTGCGTTTATTCTTAGCGAATAAGCATAAACATCTATAAGAGAGGCGATAGGGAAACTATGAAAGAGCCAATGTATATATATAGAAACTCATGTGCTGTAATAAAATTTGATAATAAGCATATACAAAAAGCTATGGGCTCAATGATAGAGCAGATGATGGAGAATACAGTTTTTAAAGAGTGTCCTTTCTGCGATTTCATTCCACCTGTAAAAAACGTAAAGTTTACTTTTGTGAAAACCCAAAGAAAAGACGGGGATAAACTATTTCCAGTACTAACTATTGGAATTGCCGTTACATAAGGGGGGCGTATTTGCCCCCTTTTTTATTTAACTAAAGAGGGGTGGTAACTCCATCCGTGTTCATCATTTACCTCTTTTCTTCTTTTTTCTCACATTAAACATCATAATATTTTCATAAAAATTAGCGCAATATTTTACTTCACCATATCCTATTGACTTAAAAAAAGATATTACTTTGTCTATTGTTTCTTTATGGAATATAGCCGGTTCAATGCGCATTGACATTTCTACAGGTTTAATTCGTTTACGTTTCTTTTCCATTTCTCTACCCATTCAAAAGGTTTCATTGTATAAATACGCTCTACCTTTACCTTAACACTAAATAATTTACCGCAAGAAAGACAAAAATATGCAAAGATATTAAGCGGGACATGGTTGGTTGTTAAAAGTGTTTTATCCGGAGGCATAGTATATAACTCTATATAGTTATTTTTATGGCATATTGGACATTCAATCTCTTTCATCATTTGCCCCCTAATTCATGTATAGCATAGTACAGTACCGCATAAGCATCTGATTCATTATCATTAATCGGTCTGCGTCTCATCTTCTCGGTAAACCAGTCTATGATATCATCTTTAGAGGCGTTACCACGTCCGGTGATATATTTCTTTAACGTCCCGGTATGTACCGCGGTATATTCAGCCCCTATTTCAGCCGCAAACTCCTGTATACGCGTAGTCAGCCCGTGAAGCAGTTCGGTAGCATATGCACCCCTCATATGAGCCTGTTCATAGATTGCTAAGCTAAAAGAGGTTGTGCCATCTGGATCAAACCCTATGGCATATTTATGCAATTCCCACAACCAGGCATTAAACTTAATATACAGCATCCCGTTCGATTCGCCACGTTTTTTTGTGAAGTCCTGGACACCTGATTCCACCTGTCCGTTAATGAGTGTTGCCCACCCTGTTTTTGTTGCCGGATCAATTGCTAAAATATTAATTGCAATCACCATTTACCTCTTTTCTTCTTTTTTCTCACATTAAACATCATAATATTTTCATAAAAATTAGCGCAATATTTTACTTCATCATATCCTGTTGTATCTCCCGAACTACCTTTACAAAACTATAGTTTTTTTGTGGTTGCTTTTCCCATATTTTGTATTTTACCTCAAAGTCTCGAACTATCGTAAATGGATATTCTGGGATAACTCTCTCTTTCGGAACAAATGGTGCTACAGCCAAACCGCATATCATCGCCAAAAACTCACTTCTTTTCATTCTTACCATCCCCCAGTTGATGTTTCATTAAAGATTATACCCAAGAAAAGGGAAACTATAATCCAGATGAAAAATAAAATCACAAGGAATATAGTGTCTTTATTCATTACTCCCCCTGTTCCTTGCTTTATTTATGGTTAATATCTTCTGTTGCGCACATTTTCGCTCAACCATCATTTCTCCCTCATTTTACATTTCCATTTTTCCTCTCTTTCGCTGCAAATATAACAGCCATTATAACCGCACCAAACATCGCCCCGCATGACCCCGATATTATCGCCCAACCAATTAATTCTTTTGTTATTGCCATCTCATAACTCCAGTTTTAACTGTGATTTTTCATATTCTATTCTTTTATTTGCTATTTTGCAATATTCTGGTGATATTTCCATACCGATGAAATTACGATTTGTTTGAATACAAGCTACTGCAGTTGTGCCAGAACCAATAAATGGGTCAAGAATCAAATCATTTTCATTTGAACTTGCTTTTATGAAAAATTTAATCAATTCTAATGGTTTTTGCCCTTTATGGTTTACTTTTTCTTTTGAATTACTTCTTAGGGATATGTAATTTATAATATCACCCGGTCTTTTACCTCTTGGGTTTGACCTTTTATCCTTATGAATTGTCCGAATTCTTATATCTTCAAGATTAAATGTTAAATCTCTACCATCATGATAACCAAATATTATTGGTTCTGAAATATTATGATAAGTAAGTGTTTTAATATCCCCTCTTGTTCCAATAAATGTTCTTTTATCCCAAATGAGTGTCTTTAAATATTTTATATTTAAACTATTTGACATTGCCCTTCTTGCTTCACAATAATATTTCCATCCTGTAAAGGAATAAAAACTACCACCTGCCTTTAGCAAATGATCATATTCAAATAAATTATTCCAAAATTCTTGTGCATCTTTAATTGACCAACTTCCAAATTCATTGAAGCCATAAGGCGGATCAGTAACAATTAAATCTACACTATTACTGTCAATTTCTCTCATCAATTTTAAACAATCACCACAGTATATTTTATTCAATTCAAGCATTTATTACGCTACCCGCCAAACACGTATTTCATTACCCATATCTCGTGTTGCAAATTTACGACCGCTACCAAAACGTTTTGCCCAATTTGATGCAGCGGATGCAACACATTGCCTTACTTTCTTATTGTCGCCATTTTTAACCTGCAATTTAAAAGAATCATTCACCTTCATCTTCTGGAAAGGATATTTCATTCTACCGTGAGCTGGTATTTCTACATCTTTTTCAATCTGTCCAATTATTTCCCGTGCTATTTCTTTCATGCCGTTTTCCTCACTTTCCTCTGATCTTCACCTCTCATAGAAACATGCGTATAACCATCAATTCTCGATGCGAGTCTATCATCAAATTCTTTTCCTATTTGTCTCAAAGTCATATTCGTTGTAATTATTGTTTGTTTACCAGTTAATTCTCGACCTGAAATTATGTTATAAAGCACTTCACGGCGATAGTCTGTTATTTTACCAGCGCCTAAATCATCAAGCACAAGCGTATCATACATATTTGTGTTATCAATTATTTTCGTATAATTTTCATCATTATCTACCATTCTCTGTATATTAGAAAACATAATCGGTACATTCTCAAATCTATATTTATGTGGTTTATATCGTCCATAATCTATAAGTAGGGCAACTGCGAGATGGGTTTTACCTGTTCCTGTGTTTCCGTATATGAATAAATTAGAACCCGATTTCATTTTTTCTCTTATTGCATTTTTGCCATTCCACTCAAGATTTGATAATGTTTTATTTCGATAACTTAATGGAATATTCATTTTGTCCATTATTGCTTTTAATAAATTTGTTTGACCCTCTCCCCGCCTATATTCCTCAATTTCTTTTTCATATCGTACTATTAACATTTTCCTGCATTTTTTGTTATCACAAAACCATAATGGATAGCCTAAGCGTCCATCTGGATCGCATATTCCACTTTCTAACATGGCTTGTCCACATAATGAACATTTTGGTTTTGTAGGCGGTACAATATGCCAATCCCTATACCAGATATAATCGCCGTCAGATTCTCTTTTAATACCAATTTCAACGCGCTCTTTATCGGGATTATCTTCGAGAAAAACTTTAATTTGTTTAATTAATTTTCTGCTAAAATATTTCGCTTCCTCTTTTGTCACCATTTAATTATCCTCCGGTTCTAAGTCATTTCTACTTTCCCTATAATCTTCACCACGTGTTATCATCTTTTCTTCTTTTCTCTCCTTGAAATCATCTTTTGATTGTGTTAAATACGTATAAAATTTTTTACCATAAAGCGTGTGGGTATTATAGAAATTTTGATGTGATTGAAAATAAGGATCGTGTAATTTCACGTCGATAATATGTTTACATTCTTTGATTGTAATACCATTTTCATTTAATCGCCCCATTATCGGTTCTAATATTTCAAATTTAACAGGATAATTTTTATTGCATTGTTTATTCAAATATTGCAATACTTCACAAGCTTCACTTTGTAATTTTTGGAATTCTTTCGAATGGAAATTTTTTAAATAAATCCCAGCTTCCTTTTGTGTTATTATTTTATTCTTTCGTGTTTGTAAATCTTCTTTTCTTTCTTTTCTTTCTTTATATATTTCTTTCTTTTCTTTCTTTATATTCTTATCATTCTTGTTTCTAGTGGAACTCTCTTGTTGCCTTCGTGTTGCCTTCGTGTTGCCTTCGCTGTTGCCTTCGTAGTTCTTGGGTGACTGATAATAATCGTAATTACATACGGTTATAAACAACCCCCTTGTTGCTTTCGTTGTTACTATCATGTTTTCTTCGCAAAGCCTTCGTATGCCCTTCGCAATTTGGTATTTTTTATATTTCTGTTTTCTATATCCCACATACCAAGACAACTCTTCCTGTATTTCTTTTATCGATGTTAAAGTCTGACCACGCTTAATTAAAATATTATCACAATAATTATCTTTATGGTTTACCTTGCCAAGTAACCATATCCATAATTCACGGAAATGTGGTGGTTTGTGTTTTATATTACTATCCCACAGTTTCCTTGCAACTATAATATATCCCTTTTTTATTTTATTCATCTTCTATAATATTATTATCCGATCTGCTATTGCTCATAGTCTGTTAATATTCTCATTTATTTCTTGAAGATAATAAGATAAACTATCTATGGAGCTTGAAAGCCTCTCCACAAAACAACCAGACGGTTCCCTTCTTTCTGGTTTATCGGCTATATCCCTTATCGATGCCCCAACCATGTCATCAACAAAATTCTCAATCCTCAAAGACAGCTCTTTTACTTTTACTACCTGGTCATCTAAATCATCAAGCTTTTCGTAAAAATGTAGTCGTCTCTGACCAGTATCTGACATTTTATTCACCCCCTTTCAAGTGATATGAACTCCTCTCCGTAAGAGTCTTAACTTCATGCCAATTCACCTCATCTTTCTTTAAACAATCATCACAGAAATAATCCCCCGTGAAATCATATGCACCTTTCCTGCCGCAGATATCACATATTGCTTCCTCATCATACGGCACATCCCTGCTCATCTTATTTCTTCTTCAACAGGACTTCCTGTCCCATCAAATTCACCATTTTTCATAAAATAGAAATCCCTGTCACTACATACAGTCTGACCGCTGGTCTCGATATGTAAGACATTAAAAAGCTTACCTTTTTTGACTTTAATTTTTAGTCCGCTAACTTCGTCATCAATCTCAAAATCATCTTTAATAAACATCATTTCCTCCATCTTGTGTTGGTTTCACCTTGGGCTTATCCTTTCGATTTTAACAGTTGTTCTTTTATCTCTTTTTATTGTTATCTCAAAATCACCACACAGGAAGAAATCAAAACCTGTTTGTTTGGCAATCTCTTTAATCTCTTTATCAAGTTTATCATAAAGCGTTTTAGTGATTATTAAATTATCACGGTCTTTTAATTTCTGTTCAAATTCTTCATTTATCATTACTTGTGCCCGCTGTTCGCGAATTTTGTCTGGCAAGCATATATGTTCAAATGGGCAATGTTCACAAGTAAATATATCGTTAATACGTTCCGGCATGTAATCCTCGATTATTTTACAAGCATCGTTTCTGATATTAATGTAGTCCTCAAAATCTTTCTTCTTATCGAAATCTGCTATATCTTTTATCTGATATGTTTCTTTAAGGACTTCACGTATCTTGTCAACACGTTCGTTTATTGTGGTACATTTATGTAAATAACTGTCTGCCATGAATTTATCATATTTAATTTCAAGCTCTTTAAGATTACCATTATTTTTATCCTTTAAAAGTAACAATCCTCTTTTAAGGTTTTTACCCTTCATATAAAGAAGGAGTTGGGGTATATAACACTGATGGTAGGGTTTTTTAGAAGTAATAAAATCTATTTCATTATTGAGTTTAGGGAATATATTTGTTGATACTGTCTTAATTTCAAGTAATATTTTACTTTTGCGATATTTTATAATTCCATCTATATGTCCATATAAACGTTCTTTTTCAAAAGATACTTCTGCCCCTACTTCCAATATATCAAAACCAGCTTCTTCAATATCACGCCTTATAATTCTTTCTTGTTTATTTCCCTCGTTGAAAATTTGTTGCAGTTCTATTGAGGGAATTTTTTTATCCTTCCACCGTATTATGCTATAAACCAAGAAGCGATTACATGGAAAACCTATTGAACTGCAACGGTTTACATGTTGAGGATATAATTTATGCCTTTCTTTTTCTATCTTTTTTTGAAGTCGCTCAATTATCATTACTATGCCACCTGTTTTTTATTGCAATGCGAAAAATCTTACCATTATTATCAACTCTTAAATATCCCTTTTTAATCTGCTCAATAAAATAATGCTCATGGTTTGCTGGCTTCATCTAAAACCCCAATTTTTCCTGTTGTTCATCTGGTGTATCTGGTGAATAAGCCTTTACAAATTCGTCATAATCTCGCTTGACTTTGTTATAAACTACATTGGTTCTACCGGGGGAAAGTTGAGATGCTGATTTAACCCCTGGGACCTCTTTACCCTTATAAGTATATTTTGAATATTCAATAAGGTCTCTTTCTGCTTTGTTTGGATCGTGCTCTGCCATTTCAAAAATCATATTAGCAATTTCTGTCTGTTTGTTTTTGGTATCGAGGTCACTACCGGCAGCAGAACCACCTTTTGTTCCTGTTTTGTATGTATGACCCGTTGTTTGATTCTGTGTGAAACCAAGTTCTTTTAGATAATCCCATGTTAAACCCTTGAATCCGAGAAGTGTAGATACGCCATCGCGGTACATAGCTGTTCGAGCGCCGCGGTCGAGGTCCGGCAATTCAATATCAGCGATTTCTTTATAGCCTTCTGTTGTTTTACAAAGGAATTTATTATGTGTATCGCGGATACCTTCGCCCTCAATAATCATGCTTCCGAGCTTGAATTTTGCACGGAAAGTAACGCGCAATCTTTGTGCAGTATCTTCTCCGATTATATCATATCCTTTCGGTGGGATTCTTTCAATATCCGAAACACTTATCCCAAGATATTTAAGTAGGCGTTGAGCACCAACACCCTGGAGTAGTGGTTTCCCGCCAAAATCGTGAAAATCTGTCGGGGCAAGTTTTTTTAATGATGCCCTTGTAATAGTATCGATAGCCCTATTACGTCTTTCAACCTGTTCGAGAAACGCAATCATTTCTTCGTCAGAGTTAAAAGCCGGCATTCCCATATCATCACCGGAAGTTACAACCTTTGTTTCGGGTGCTTTAACTAAATCTGTCTCTTCAGCCTGTACTTCGTTAATCTTATCTTCCATTGTCCTCTCCATATTTTAAATGATTGTTAGATATATCATATTTTCTTAACAGGTTTCTCAATTCGTCATTCTCGTCTATAAGTTCATCACGCTCTTTGCGAAGTTGTAGTATTTCATCTAAATATTCCTTGAGCAACCCCTCAAGTATTTTGAATATTTTGAAAATGTCATTTATGTCGTTCATTGTTTCCCCCAAGGTTTTATTAACCGGCAGGCTTGAGAGTGTTTTGGGGTAAGAAAATTTTTGTATGTTTAGGGTTAATGTTATTAGTTGAGCCCGCCGGCTAATATGTTTTATGGCGGTTCTTTGTTTGATACTAATTCTTATGATAAATAATTATAATATCTATTTTTTAATGTATTAATGTTTATTTTCCCATATCCCCATGCTTCCCAAAGTTTAACTATGTCCCTCCATATAACAGGGGGGTTCTGTTCTCGTGCATAAGCAATACGATTATATTGTTCTACTGTTAAAGTATCTTGGGGGCGTAACTTATCAATTTCTGCCATCCATTCTTCTTGTTTTATTTCTGGCAATTTATTCACAGGTTAACCTCTCACAGTTTAATTGCTTCAGGTCTTTCAATTACATACGTTTTGGGCATGGTATAAATACGTTTCTTACCCTGTCTAATTAAATATCCACCCATTTCTGGTTGCGATACTCTCGCGCCCGCCTTTCTGAATGTATAAGGTGTTTTCAGTTGCCATCCGGGTGTTATAATTACTTCATTCTTCAAATTCCCCCTTGTTTTATCTATACCAAAACTTCTATGGCGATGTGATCTCACCAAAATGTTCGGTGGTCTTACATTATCGATAGCACAGGCGGCACACGATTCGACATATTCTTTACTCAATGCGGTCCCTTCATAGGCAGATGATGTAGTTGTGCCAATGTGATGTAAAAAATGTATAAGGGCATCACCAAATTCAATCAACAACTCAAATCGCGAGTAATTACCGAAAGCATCTGGTATAGCCCCCAGTTCTTCGGCAATCATCTCCTCTGTTTCCGCCGATTGACCAACATGAGCCTCCGTACCCCTGACAAGATAAAATAATTTACCGACACCCTTTTTACCCGCACATCTCTTTACGATTGGTTGCATTATTTCCAATGCAATATTTTTTTGTATACTTAAATTGTGAGATATTTGAGTTGTTGTCCTATGGTGAACGCCGTCTATTAAATCACCGTTAAACACAACTGCAAAAGGTTCACCCTCTGTTTCGTCTGGAACCCAATTATTCCAAAAATCTTCCCAATATGCCCACATTTTCTTTTGCATTGGCGATGGTTCATAAAAACCACCGCCATCCAGATGTATTCTGTGTGGTGGGCACAACCCCAACTGACATCCACAATGTGTATCAGAAATAACTACAATATTTTTAACTTTCATTTAATCCCCTTTGTTAGTTTAAGAAACCAGTAAGACTTGATAAAATAATCAAGTCAAAAGGTCAAAATTAGAATTTACAAAGGTGTTTCACAAAACCTTCTCGCTATCTCCATTATAGAATAATTAGCAAGGTCAATAAGGGTGTCTTCACTTATTTCTTTGCCGTGTTCATCGTCTATAATAGTCCGAAAACATTTTTCAAGAATACCAACAGTAGTGTATTTAGAGAATTTCTTGCAGTTATCAATGAAGTTTCCGTGACGTTTCTTGCGTTTCAAGAATATTTTTTTACACCTTTCAACAGCACAGTCAAAAGCTTCTTCATCTTGGGGATAATCAATATCTTCACACATCTGTCTTTGTCGATTAGAACCGGGCGGTAAACATGCCCATTTTTCTAAAAACCAGCTCATATTTTCTCGGGCCTTTTAAATAAATCAATTACATCATACACTTCTTTAGCAAGCTCTATAACTTCTCGGGCAGCCGATTGGATTTCGTTTGCCCACCTTTCTTTCGCCCTATCATCTTTCGGCACACCATTTTTAACAAGGGCAGAAAGTTTATTATAGGCAGGTTTAATGTCTTTGCTTTCTTCATAAACATCCTTTCCCTCTTTGTAGAATTTCTTGAGAAGTTTCATAATCTTTCGAGCTTTATTAAACCATTTAAAGGCTTTTAAAAGCCCGAAACCGCTTGCGATAAAACCTAGAATTCTTGCCCTCATTTTTCGTTCTCCTTTCGTTTAGTCAAAATCCTTGTGTTTAATTTTTGTTACTATTCTGTTGCCAGCACGGTCTCTTAATTCAACTTTGGGCCGCATAACTAAACCCTCTGCCAAGAAATCTCCTTTGCCGTAAACAGACATTAAAGATTTTGTTTTTATAAATTCTACAATTTCGTTTAGGGTCCCTGCATAAACACTTTTAACAACATTTATTTTTAAACTATCAGCCACATTCTCTACGTCTTTACGCATAAGCCAAAAATTATTGACAAGAACATCAAACAGCATAAAATCAACACCATCTGGTATATAATTATCACCACCCTTTTGAATTTTTGCACCATAACCCTCGCCGTAAAGACATAGCCTCATTTTCGGAAATAATTCCCACATTTTTTCACATGTAAAAAGTTCATTTAATTTTTCCAAAAGAAACGGTGGAATTTGTGCCCTGTCCGTTTTACCTCTAAATTCAATCTTTTCGCCATCCCATAGTACACGAATATTTGTCCCATCAATCTTTTCAGTACAGTCCCAGAGAGTATTTTGCAAATATTCAAATTCTGGCGTTGCCCATTCTCCTTCTAAAAATGTTCTGAAATGATTATCGGGGTCACGCCTGAATATTGATTGGATTTTAGGATATTCTTTCATGCTGTACCCCCCGTTTAATGTTAATGCGGTGTTCTTCTATGTATTTAACAATATCATCGTGCTTATATCTTATTGATTTACCTATTTTAATGTATGGTATTCCTACTCTATTAAATCTGTTGTGCTCAAGAGTAGATACTGCTATTCCCGTTAATTCTGATGTTTCTTTTGTTGTGTATGAAAGTTTTTGTTTCGGTGAGACAGAGAATGGATTGGTAAAATTCTCTTTAATAAGCAATTCAATGCAATCTAATAAGCCGGGGACAAGCCGATCCGAAATGGTGTTGGCAAGCTCATTTATTTCTTGTTGTTCAAATTTCATGTTTTTTCTCTATCAATTCTCGCAAAGGATTACGAGCAGTATTTTGCTATCCATGACAATCGCATTTAAACTGTACGGTGTCCGATTAAAGTATTTTGCCATGTATTTGAATATTTTCATTGATTCGCTAACCGTTATTTGTATATTATTTTATAGGGGAGATTTTTTCGGTTTTTGGTGCTGACATTTCACCATCACTTCCCCCGAATTAATCCCCCCTATTGAGGGGAGAAATTTGAGTTTTTATGGCCCCTTCATTTCCTTTCGGAGGAATCCCTTCGTTTCTGTGGTTGACACACTCCTAACTTCCTTCCGATTAATCTCCCCTTTTTTCATGCGTTTTAAATTTTAAAAATTTTCGGTTGGCATTCTGATACCTGTTCGAGTTTTTAAATAAAAAACTACGGTAGTTTAACGTCAGATTTCTTATTCCTGTGGAAATTAAGCATACTTTCCCTTGCAGCATTTATCTGCTTCTCTGTCTTGCTTTTTCTGTAAGGATTTTTCCCTAATCTGTATTTATACAAAGGGCAATCTTTAATCGGACAAAGTTTAACCTCGTTTGAATTACCCGCCGAACAATCGAGACACTTCATTCTTATAGCTTTTAACGCACTCTTGGGATCGGGTTTTGTTATACCGCATACCGTTACTGCCATTTTATTTATATTTCCTCAAAAAACGCTTGATTTTATCGTACACCCTTTTACTGCATCTTGTTCTTTCATTTAGTGGATTATAAAGCTCGAAATAATTCAGGTGCATCTTTCTTGCGGTTTCACCAACAGTTATTTTCTCTTCATTCATTATTTTGAATAATTTTATTATTTTTTGTTCTGTTAGTACTTTTCCAGATGGCATCATTTAATTATTATGTTTGACAAATTGTGTTAAATCTCATATCTTTTTAATGGGTGGGTTGCCCCCTTGATATAGAAGTACCTCATTGTAACGGACACCCTGTATGTACCGCCATACAACCCCGCCAAAATGTGGGAAACGAGTACAACGGGAATCCTTATAGCGGTGAAGGAATACTCCCGTTGTCCGTAATCAAGGGGAAGCTCACCCATTTCATCTATACCTTCTCAAAAAACGCTTGATTTTATCGTACACCCTTTTACTACATCTCGTTCTTTTATTTAGTGGATTATAAAGCTCGAAATAATTCAGGTGCATCTTTCTTGCGGTTTCAGCGATAGTTCTTTTTGTTTCACTCATAATTTTGAGGAGTTTTGTTATTTCGGTTTCGGTGAGTGCTTTTCCTGGAATAGGCATATAAAAACCCTCGTTTAAAAATAAAATTTCTTTTGCTTAATAATATGCTTATTATCTTTTTTTGTCAAGTAATATTTTGCTTAAAATCTTTTTATTTTGCTTAAAAACAAAAAATATACTTGACATTATTGTTTAATATATTTATATTTTGTTTAATGTTATGAGGGAAAGGGGAATTGTTAATTAAATGAAAAAGAATTTGCTTAAAAACTGGATGGATTATGCTGGAATAATAAATATAGATTTGGCGAAACTTTTAAAATGTAGCTCGCCCAACATATCATGCCTATTAAGAGCTAAAAGGCCACAAGAAAATACGGAAATTATGCTTGCAAAAGCCTTCGGTGTTTCTCTGGAAGAATATCGCAAGGGCCCCCCGACAAATGAATTTCATTTTGGTAACAATATTCCAGGTTTCGGCACTATCAGAGATATAAATTTAACTGATACCATTCCGCTATTAACTACAATTAAATGCGCCGAAGGTATTAACTGGATTGATTCCTATCCTGTCGGCGAGGGGTTCGATAGAATACCACGATATGGTGTTGAAGGTGATCATGTCTTTGCCGTTCAGGTTGATGGCGATTCTATGGAATCCGATCTCAAAGATAAAGATATTTTAATTATAGACGGAGATAAAGCGTTCATAAATTACAAAGGTGGCATAGGCGTCATAAAACGTGATGAAAAGATTTTAATAAGGAAAGTATATAAGAGGGGCGATATGCTTCTTCTTGAGCCATCTAACAAAGTTTACGAAGCCGATATGATGCCATATACTGGCACAATAATATTTAAACCCGTTAAGATTGTGAGGGAAATGAAATGAAAAAATTACTGCCTATATTTATTATGTTTTTTCTATTATTATCTAATTTAACTGTTGCACAAATAATGGTGGGTGTTGGTGGTGGATATATAATAACACCCAAAAACCCAGATATTTCACCACCAGTAGTTCCAAATGGAGAATCGTGCGGTATGCCCTTTTTCATATTAACGGGCGCTCCAGCATCAGGTCTTGGCGTGGGGGCTTCAATGTGTGGATATAATTATGAGGCGAGAACAATTTCATCCGATAGGCTAAATAGTATATCGATAGAATGGGTTGTGCCTCATTATAACGTTTTTTTAGTATATCGCGTACCACTTCAAACAGAAATTAACGATTCTTTTCTTGGTATACGTGTCGGGCTTACTGTTTCTCCAATAAAAGTAATTAATGAATTAAAATATAGATATGAACCCAAAACATTTTCTGATTATATTTTTCCTCAATATAATACAACTCAAAGTCATGATAATGAACTTAAGGCCGGTCCATATATTGGTGCAGATATTATAATGCCCATACAACATTCAAATTTCTCAATATTCTTAAAAGCTGAAAAATCTTTTATAGAATATGAGCGGGAAAATGATAATATTAATTTAGGTGCATTTATCATTGGTGGAGGGGTTGCCTATACTTTTTCTCTTGACAAATTCAAATAATCATGTATATTGGGAATAACGTTGGGAATGGAATTATACGGAGTGTGGAAGTTATTACATTATATTTACTTATCCTAAAACGTAATTTGACCTCTGGTGCTTATCATTGATTTCAGTCCCACATTGTATTACAATGTAATAGGTTGTTATTTTACAAATTTACAATATCTTTGTTTGTGTTTAATTTGTACTTGTTTTACTCGCACCGCTTTATTATGTTAGTTATATGCTGGGAATAAAGGTGGGAATACTTTAAAAAGGGAGATATTATTATGCCAGTAATGAAGAGAAATAAAACCAAATATCCGGGTGTTTATTATATCAACGGAACATCAATTGCCGACAAGACTCCCGAAAAAATATATTACATTATGTATAGAAAACAAGGAAAATCTATCGAAGAAAAGGCGGGCAGGCAGTATCAGGATAATATGACACCGGCGAAGGCATCGAGAATAAGAATTTTAAAAATAACGGGGAACATATCTACTAACAGAGGTGTAAGCTGGACATTAAATAGCATTTGGAATGAATACAAACAAAACAAAAACCCGATTCCGAGTGATAAAAGCAGATATAATAAATATATAAGAAATCGTTATGGTGATAAATCACCGGAACAAATCGAGCCTATTGATATTGACAGGTTCAAATCCAATCTTTTAAAAACATTAAGCCCCGGGACTACCAAATCTATTCTTGCGCTTTTGAAAAGAATTATCAATTACGGCACTTCAAGAAAATTGTGTAAGAATATAGATTTTAAGATTGAGATGCCGAAAATAAGCACTGTAAAAACAGAAAGCTTGTCGCACGATGAAATAAAAAGACTGCTTAAAGTTTTGAATGAAGAACCAAATCAAACAGTGGCAAATATAATGAAGATGGCATTATTTACTGGCATGAGGAAGTCGGAAATATTGAAATTAAGATGGGATGATATTGACTGGGAGAATGAATTTATTAATATACGTGATCCCAAGGGTGGCAAAGACCAATTGATACCAATGAATATGTCTGCAAGAAAAGTTCTTACATGGCAGAAAAGAACATCGGAATTTGTTTTTGCATCGCCTCGTGGTAAAAAATTAGACATAAGCTCTTATCATAATGTGTTTAATCAAATAAAAGAAAAAGCCGGACTCCCAAAGGATTTCCGACCTATGCACGGGTTACGCCATGCCTATGCTTCTATGTTAGCTTCAAGTGGCAAGGTCGATATTTATACATTACAGAAGCTTTTAACCCACAAATCTCCACAGATGACACAACGGTATGCCCACTTGCACGATGAGGCATTTAAAAAAGCTTCTGGTGTTACGGACGATATTATAGCCAACCTATGAGGAAAATATGAAACGTTGTAGCCATTGTAAAAACTGGAAAGAAGAAAGTGAGTTTTGTAGAAATAAGTCCACAAAAGATGGATTGTGTTGTCAATGCAAATCATGTATAAATGAATATTATAAAGCTAATGCAAAGGAGATAAAAAGACAGGGAAGAGAATACAGAAGAAATCATGCCGATGAAATAAAAGAATATCAAAGAACGCATACTGAAAAAATAAAAGAATATAAAAGAAACTATGCCCAATCTCACAGAAAAGAACAAAAAGAGTATTATGAAACCAATAAGGAGGCAATAAAGAAACAGCAAAAAAGGTATCGGGAAACACATCGGGAAGAAAGAAATAAATATCTAAAAAATCGCCAAAGAAGTAATCCTCAATTAAAACTCTCTCATAATATGAGTACTGCAATATGGCATTCGTTAAAAAGCAACAAAAACGGCAAACATTGGGAAGATATTGTAGGTTATACACAACGAGAACTCAGAAAACATCTTGAGAAGCAATTCAAGGAGGATATGACTTGGGAAAATTATGGCGAATGGCATGTTGACCATATTATACCTGTAAGTGCACATAATTATAATTCATATACTGATATAGATTTTAAACAGTGCTGGGCTTTAGAAAATTTACGTCCGATGTGGGCACATGAAAACTGCAAGAAAAACAATAGGCTTAAAACAGATTTTCAACCAAGCTTGACATTATAAATAATTTATAATTTTTACTTGACAAACAATTACTTTTTATTTATATTCATTGCATTTGCAGGGCGTACATATCTTCCATTTCCACCACGCACATTCTATGCGGGTTCGATTCCCGTCGCTCCTATGATTTCTTCCTTTTACTTTTCTTTTTACTTTTTTTACTTGGTTTCCATCCATGCCTAATAGCATTAAGTAAATTTCTTTGTGCTTCAGCTTTTTTCTTGGTTGTTTTTTTAGCCGATACCTTACCGCCATGAGTAACCCTATAACCATCAACTTTTTTAATCTTTGCCGGCATTATATAAATTCACCATCCTTTTCTCGCCATACATTTTTCTTTCTTTAAACTCTGCTTTTTTACCCCTGTTGAATGCCGACACCGGGCGATAATAACCCATCACGCGGGTCCACACCTCGCATTCTTGGCGTTCCTCATCCTCAAGTGTTATTTTTCTTCCGTTTATTATTGTCATTTTCATTTAGAGCTCTCCATCGTGCTTTATCAGAACGCAAATCTAAATGTATAAAATTTTTATAAAGTCCTATGCCATTGAAATCGAGGTCAAGAGCTATTTTATAGAGTTGACGGATTTTATGCGGCATAACATCGAGTTCATGTTCTTCAATAGCGGGTCTTATGTCTGTTGCAAATATAAGGTGTTGAGATTTTGGTCTGCCGCCTACAATTTCATTATGCCTTGGACATCTGTATCCCGAATTAACCACTATCGGGAAACCGGCTTCAAGCCTCATTCGTTCAAGCATTTCGATATGTTTGTAGAAACGTGGGATTAGTTTTAGCATATCACAGCAAGGACATTTGAAATCGTTGTATTTAAAATGCTCTGTTATATTATAGTTTGCTTCTATTATTCTATCGTCTGCCATTTGCCTTATCCTCAAGGCGTTTAACACGTGTCTCCATAGCTTCTTTAAATTCTCCAAACCTGTCATTCCATATTACACCCTCTTTAAGATTATTAACAGAATTAATAAGGTCTTTTATCTTTGTCATTGACCACACCTGTAAAACAATTAATATAAATAGTAATGCCGGTGTTCCGTATTGAAATGCTACAACAAGAGCTGTCATTATTCTACACCTTGTTTTTTATAGAGAGCATAATCTCTTAACGCGTCCCTTAATCTGTAAACACGTGCTCGTTCCCGCTCACTTTTTAGTTGTGGTATTAATTTTATACCGATGAATTTGTTAATAATTTTATATTTTGCTTTTAGTTTTTGCTCGTCATTTTCACCTAAAAAATTTTGCATCTGTTTAATAAGGTCAAAACCATAACGCTGGGCGACAGGTATAAAACCTTCTATTGCATATTTAAGCGTTGGATTTAAACCATAAGTTTTATCACCGATAGTTACAACAGGGACTTTTTGTCCTTTATATCGGCTTATTTTTTCTTTATAAAACGGATCATAATTGGCAGCAATATTATAAATTGTTGCTGCGGGGCCAAGCATGCCCACAGGGCTTCCCTGTAACATATTCAAATCAGTATAGGGTAATCCGACATGCCATGCTTTATCGCCTTTTGTTTCCCATACATCTTGCTCTTTCCACCAATCAGGATTGTATTCATTTTCTGGTCCACCGATGACAGCACGCTTTAATTGTGCCAAATATTTATATTTTTTAGGGGCTTTTACAATCATTTCAAGCTGAAGCGGTATATTCTTACGGGTCCAGCTCCAAAAAGGAAAGAATCTTTTTGCAACTTTACGTTCAAAATCTGTTAATTCATAATAATCAAAATGAAATTTTTTAACGCGTTTCGCTGCCTCAAGAGGTTTCATACCCTTCTTAATACCATCCATAAAGAGAGATGCTCTTTGATGTTCTTCTATATGCCCGCCGATCCATCGATTAAATTTAAAAACCTTTTCGACAACGGGAATACCAGTTTTGCCTGTCTGCTGCCCCACGAATGAACCGCCAGTAATACCATATCTATTAAACAATTCATTCCACGCTTTTTTTGTTCTCCCGAGTATTTTTGCCCCATCCGGTGTTGTTGGTAATAATACTCTAAAACCGTCTTTAAAGCGTGCGGGATTAATATCCGCAAGATAATTTTGAGAGGATGATGATATAAAATTTCTCATGTGAAAAAACGGTGAAAGTATAGCAGTATTTTTCCATATATTCAAGGTATCATCCCACCATTTTAAAATATCGGTTTCACTCGCAAGTCTTTTGGATACTTTTGTAATATCTTCAACTATTTCTTTGGGAACAGCGTAAGCGGTAACTTTTGTAGTAACACCCACAAGTGTTTTTTGAATAGCTTGTAATTCATCTGCCGTTAATACTAAATCAAGCCCGCCAGATATGGCGTTCTCAATTTTTGCCGCCAAAGCCTTATTTAATTCTTTTATTTCTGTTAATTGTTCAATATCTTCAGGGTCAAATTTCCCTGCTTTTTTCCAGACTTTAGCTATATTCCCCTTTTTTGCCATTATTTCCTGTTTAAAAAATCTTAAATTGCCAGCAGGCATCCAGATAGAATCTCCCGGCTTGACCAAAGTAATCCACTTGGGGATTTCTTCCGTACCAATATTTCTTGTATCAAATACATGTTTTGTACCATACGGTAATTTCCGGAATATTTCAGGCAAATCACGAATTAATTTATGTTGTATACGTATCTGTCGTACACGACTTATTGATTGCCCTACTCGTCCGGTTAGATTTTTCACAACTACTTCACCGAGATTCTCATCACTTATACCGACATTTTTAGCCCAATCCAGGAAAATTTCTCCGGTAATCAGTTTTTTAGAATGTTCAAAACTTTTCTTGAAATCAGCAAGCCCTTGCCCATATCCCCGTGTAACATGTTCACCCGCTTCTTCCATAAATTCTGTTAATTGTTTGGGGTTATTGGGAAGATAATTATCAAGCATCCAGTCTGTTCCCTTGCCGAGATATTTACTTTCACGCCTTCCTATTTTTTTGAGTTGGCTTTTAAGGTTTAATGCGGTATCTTTTACATCATCAGATACACTTGATAGAGGAATATCGCCGTACATTACTCGCACAAAATTTTTTACTTTTTCCGGTTCCCATGTAGCGATAGCATCAATTGCGGGGTCTAATTCTTTATGATATTTTCGGGACAATCCTTTTGCAAATTTACCCTCACTCCATAGGATGTCATATCCTTTTGCTGCTTTTGCTTTCTTCCATAAATATGCAGGATCGAACGCGCGCCCCAATACTTCACCAGCACCTTTGGCAATCTTCGTTTTACCGACTGTTTTGGCAAATCCCTTGCCAGTCAATCGGGCAACATCATCAATTAACCCTAATCCTACATACGTTGTAGGATCAAGTCCAATACTCAGTGCAAGGTCAGTTCCAGTAGACAATACAGGATGTTCTTTAGCCCATCTTTTATATTCCGGTACATTTTTTTTAATAACATCGCCAAAAGTTTTCTTTTGCCCCTGTATTCCACCCACACCACTGAATAATTCACGTCCTGCGCGTCCGATAGCTGCGCCTGCTTCTCTACCAGATATACCGGGCTCGCCACCCCATACTTCTTCAAGTCCACCGGCGGCAGCATATTCACCTCTCTGTAATACATCGAGAGCACCCGAACCCAAGGTTTTTACTCTATCCCAAAGAGATTTACCCTCTTTGTGTTTTATAAATTCTTCGAGTTCACCCGACTCAATAAGTTCTAATATTTTTCTTTGGTTAGCGCGGTCTTGTTTTTCAAGGTTGGTCGATGCGGTGAAACTTCTCAAATAATCTCTTTTTTTTCTTCCTCGTTGAGACCTTGGTATGTAATAAGGCATATTATCACCATGCTTGCGGATAAGTCTTTAAGGTGTCAGCGCCTGTATATGGTAATACACTTCCGTATCTTTGCTGTGATATTGGCGGTCTTGGAGGCGTAGGCTGTAAATTCACCTTACTTTTTCTCATCTGTCTCACTCTGCCAAGCACAGCAAGAAATTCACGATTTAGTCTTTCATAGGCTTCTGGGTTTTGATCTGCGAGAGTATCCCATAAACTCATTATATAGGGGTCTCGCATCATATTTGCAAATTCTTGCTCAATAGTTTCAAATGAGCGTCCTTGTCCTGTAATTCCGGCTGTTCTTGTAATTGTTTCCCATTCACCCCTGAGAATATTTTCAATTTCATTAGTATCAGTAGGTACTTTTTGGGGGTGTTGGATATCATATTTTCTTTGATATTCTTCCATCTCCCCTTCAGCATTTATTTCTTCTAAATAATCATCAAGTCCTCGCCCGGCATATTTTAACCACGCTTTTGTTGGTTTGCCACCAGGAGGTTCTGGCAATTTATAACCTTTTTGTAAAGAATATTGTTTAAGATATTCATATTCTTCATCAATAAGACGCTGGGCTTCAGTGGACTCTTGTTCCGCAAGAATATCTCCTCTTTTCCAACCTCTCTCCTGCGTTTCTCTCTCAAATTCTCTTCCGCTTTTTATATCGGCAAGCTCCTGTTCTCTTTTAATACGTTCCCGTTCTGTCTCGTATCTCATTGTTTGCTGAAGCTCTTTTTGTCTCCTCTGTGCTTCACGCTGTTCGGCTTCTCTGCGCTGTTTATCTTTCATAAGCGTAAAGAAAGCCTGTGTAAATAAATCTCCTGCACCTCTAAAATTCGGCATATTAGCTCACCACCTTATATTAATATCGCCACGGGTGAATATCTTTATCTGTTTTTAACTCGGCTATTGCCAGTTCTTTTTGTTTCTGTGTTATCTTACCATAATCAGCCAGTTGTGTTAACAATTTTACTGCCTTATCATAGCTCATGGGTGGTAAAAACACATCGGGTGTCTGCATTGTATCACCAAAACTTGATACGTATTCATTTCTCATCGAACTGACAAAATAGCTATCGCTTATAAACTTTACCCATTCTTCTCCAGAAGAATTTTTATCGGGTATAATTTCTAAAACCCTATTTAATATTTCACCGGCATTTTCCCACGCATAACCATAACCCTTTATCTTAAATTCATTCAACTCTGTTTTATCAAGGGTTATTGGGTCGAGTTTTCTAATTTTGCCATTTTCATCCTTATATGATAAATCACCATCTTGTAGAGTTTTAAATAATGCAATCAGCTCAAAATTATTGAAATTGCCAAAATAATTTGTTGCTCTTTTAGGATCATTCAAGCTAAGGAATTTATAAACAGCGTATGGGGCACTATTTTTATCAACACTATTTGGTTCATCACCGCCAAACCACCATCCACGACTTTTAAGTGTATCTTTCACAAGACGATAAGCACCATATACGGCAGCAAAATCACCGACAAATTTTACAAAATCCGGGATTTCTCCTTCAGGGGTTCCTTCAGGGATTCCTTCTTCAGGTTTAACAACCCTGCCGTCTGCACCTATTGTGTATTCTTTTTCTCCGTATCTGAATGTAGCTCCTGCGGGCAACCCTTTAGTCATGAAATTTATCATATTGGGACTCCATGAAAGCGGATTCGATATATCAAAATCCCCAAACATTGATTTAAGAAAATCAAGCGATAACGGTGGTATTTTTAACTTGCCACTTGGGTCTACCCATGAAAAATCGGGTTTCCACCATTCACCATCTTCACCATCTCCTATATCAACACCCGGTATTAGATTTAATAGTTTTTCAACCCATGACATATCCTGACCCTCAATATTTATATTTCCGCCATCCTTTCCCATTCCCAACCCCATCATAATCAGCGGTAGCATCGCACTTGTCGGGTCTTCTATTGCACGAGCCTCTACATTACCGGCTGTCGATCCTGCCCATGAGAGTGCATTAAGTAAATCCGCTGGTGTCGTTCCTGCTGCACCCTGCCAGTAATCTCTATCCGTAAGCGCCATAGTATCCTCATAAGACCTTTGTTTCCAGTAAGCATCTATTTCACGGTCACTGAGACCTAATTGGTTCATAAAGTCTTGTTGTTTTACGTCTGTCATTAATCCATAAGCCCGCATTACCTGATCAAATCGCTGTGCATCTTCAAGTCTGTCAAAATCCATCAGAGAAAGCATATTATTGAAATCCTGAGCGTATTCGCCGTACAATAGGCTTTCAATAGATTGTGCTTGACTGACCGCACGGGCTTCATCTTCTGTGCGTTTATTTATTATTTGCTGGGCTATATCTCCGATAAGTCCCGATTCGGCGATTGCACGTTTCCCTAAGTAATCTTGATACATACTGCGACCCTGGCCGCCTAATTCAAGGTCGTTTATATTCCATCCGTACTGTTCACCCATACCTTCGAGTAAACGTAAATCTTCTTCACGGTTTATATTAAACTGATTAAGTGCGTTTTTATATATCAAGGCTTCTTCTTCAGGCGTGTATCCGTAAGGACGATTAAGCATCTGCATTGCCCTGTCCTGAAGTGCCTGTCCAAGCTCCGTTGTTGAGGTTGAGGTTTGAAACGGCTCATACGTTCCCTGTACATTTTGTCCAATACCCCCTAATGCTGCCATCAGCATATCATAGTATCCCGCATAGGGATCATACTGTTGTGTGGGAGCTATGACGGGAGTCGGTTCAGGTGCAGGCGGAGGAGTTCCATAAGGTATTACCGGAGGCTCTGGATAATTCACTCCCGGTGGGGGTGGACCGGGTTCAGCCCGTATTACCGGCGGTGGTTGATTATATACAGGTTCGCGTTGAGGTATTACCGGAGGTGGTGAATATGTATAGGGTTCACCCGGAGGTAACGGTATTGTCCCCGGTGGAGACAGTTGATTATTGCCTTGCTGTTGCGGTACATATCCCGGTGACCACGGGTCAAGCCCATAATCTACAGAAGGAGTAACCGGTTGATTATAACGTGGTATATCTTCTGGTAATACACCCCATTGTTGAGCCAAAAAATTTCTTCTGCTTTCCACTAATTCGGGTGTCATCCCGGGGGCATTGGGGTCAAAAAGTTCTGGTCTATAAGCAGGAGGCAAAACATTATGCTGCGTAGTTCTATTTTTTTTATTAGAATCATAATATTGCCCCGTTTTATCGTCATATAATAGAGCCATATTTATCGCCTCCCCATACCCGTTGCCGTCTTTTGTCCGTATGGTGTGAGTGTGCCGGGTACATTGCCCCGTCTCATAGAGCGTGTCCCGAATCTATTCATAAGTGAGTTCTGGAGTATATTTCTATTTTGCTGTATTAATGGATTACCTCCTCTTGCCATTTGCAATAAATTCGTCAGCATTACGGGGTCTTCAAGCCTGAAACCACTTTTATAGGGATTATATGGTGTCGGAGAAGTTATGGGACGGTTAATAGTTGCCCCTGCCTGGCTGCGGGCTCTCTGTAATTGCGGACTTATTGTTTCCCCCCTCAAGGCAGTATCAAGGCGGTTTTCCATGCCGGTATATCTGCCCTGCGCATCACTCACGGCCTCTTTCCCTGTATACGCATTCCTTTCGTTTACATCGTCTATATATTTACCGATTACAGCACCGGCACCGGCAGGCAACATAGCGGCAAGTAATTCAATCAGTGAAACCCAGGGAGACTTACCTCCACCACCATTTCCATCTGTGGCAGGTTCCAACATATCTTCTACAGTAAATGGCATTTTTATCTCCCCCCTGTTAAACTGCGGTTAAGGCGTAGTTTAAAATAAGTAGAATCGCCCGCAACATCGGGATCGCAGTCCGCATCGGCAGTTGCCTTTATCATAAACCATCCATTAGACTCTGTGTTAATATCTCCCGTAAAAAAAGGCCCTGGTTTTGTTACTTGAGTTGAATCTATTACCGTATACCAATAATTATCCTCATCTTTAAGAGGATAGCCCGCATACGTTAGTATTGTAAATTTAACCGAGTCGGCATCTCCCCACGCATATCCGTTTATGCTCATAAACGGTGCTGCATTGTACCATATTGTGCTGTCAGAATCATCTTCACCAACTAATGTAATGGAATCGTAAATTAAATCATCATCCCTCCATGAGTCGGCACGGTACATGAGTTTGCCCTTTTCGTTCAAATTGACAACTCTGCCCCAGTCATTCTCCAAATTAATTAATTCTGTGGTCGTGGTATCTCTGTTTGAATATGCTTTATTGCCCGCACTGTCTACTCTTGCAATGGCATAATATGTATAATTTGCCTGCAACCCTAAAACAACAACAGAACTTGAGCCGAGAGTTACAATCTGCTCTAAATCATTTCCCGATGCACCTCCAGACGAGTCGTCTGCCGTTGCCGACATAACTATAACTAACGAATCGGGGTAATATGAAGAATCACTCGGACTGATAGAAAACGTAATGGTCGAACTCGTACTATCTGTTTTTGTTATGGTGGGTGCGGTAGCAGAAAATACATTTGCCGCAAACATCAATACCCCTAATAAAATCAATAATCCCTTTTTCATCTTATCCTCCGTGTATTTGTATATGATTAATTCTTATCCCTTATGCCCTCTGCCTTATTTTTAATCGGGTTGCCATAAAGGTACCCTTGTTAGTTTATATAAATATTGTGTTGTCAAATTATATATTTTCTGCCGATTGTCTATACCACCTAAATTATAGACTATTGATAAATATGGCTCTGTACCCGAATCTTCAGAGGAATCAAATATTAGCATGCCCCTTTCTGTAGGTGTTGTTCTATCATAATCTTTCTTTGAAATCATTACTATTTTTAATGTATCTTCAGATGCCGCAACAACGGCATTTTTCCCATCTGTATTGAAAATAAAGGTATTCCAACCAGTCACAAAATTAGCATCTGTCCATGTAGCATTAAGAACAGTTCCCGTATGAGCAGAACCAGAAGTCCATCCATCGAAATCGTTATATGCGCTTGACGGTAAACTAATGTCATATGTTGATGTCAACAAATATATCTCCATATCGACACCATGATCATAATTTCCCCTTACATATAGCGTACCAGCAGCACAACTTGTCACTGCTGGTATGGGAAAGGACAGGAAACCTCTACCGCAATTATAGGCTGAACCTGTATAATCAGCTTCAATCTGTAACTGATCTGTTCGTTTATCGTTAGAAGTAGTATTGTCTCGTGCAGTTGCCCAATCGGCCGCACTCGTTCGCCTTAGTGTTCCATCATTTTCCGCCTGCGCAGTTGTTGTCGGGTCAATTATCACGGGATATGACCTTATTTCTGTCACATCTAATTTATATGTTAATATATCCTTATCTAAACTCACCTCTACGGGGATATCATTGTTTTTATTATCTATTGCATTCGGACGTAATGTTTTGAATAAAAATTCTCCTTTATTAAAAGTATATATTAATTCACCATTATTAAATTCTATATCCGCATTTGTTCTTATCCGCCATGTTAGTATTGTGGGGGCATTACTGTTTTTTAATACTATATCTTCTTTGGTTCTTATTATTGATTTCTGGTTATAAATTACAATGTTTTTGAGGCTGAAAAGAGGCTCGTAAATCACGTAAAAATTGCCGTAAGAAAATGTATCAGCGCCCGCAATTTCTCTTTTCTCCGAGAGTTTAACGGGAATATATTCACCGCTCATTTTGTCGAAATGGAATTTAGGCGCTGAATACACTTTTGCCCTGAAATTACCCTTTTTGTCAAGTTTCTCTACCTCTGTATTCTCATTCACAATTAGTTTTTCGTTTACTTTCAATGCCGTCTGTTTTTTGTTTATTGATAGTTCCTGTGCATGTGAATTTCGCAGTGCAAAAAACAGAGCAATTAAAAGTATTACATCTATAATAAATATCGTTCGTAACTTTATATTTTTTATGGAGAACTTATAAAACATTTTATCTCACCTATAAACATTGAATCGCTTTGTGTCTCTACTAAAAGTTTTACTCTGAATTCATCGTCTGTAATATCAATATCTGTTACCGAAACTATCTTTGCCGTTCGTGCCGTTGAACTACATGAGCTGTCAACGGAAGCAGAAGCTGTACCCTTGAAATGAGTGTCTAATGAATCCTGATATACGGTTGTCGAAACAAAATCCGTTTTATCGGTTGTTTCTGTCCAGATGTAATAATGCAAAGAGTCTAAAACCCCTATTTTATTCCATAAAAATCCATCTAAAACCAATGTTACAGTTTCTTTTTCTCCTGCATTATTCAGTATGAAAAGAGATTGTTTCGTTCCTAATGGGGAATTCTCTGTTATCTCTATCGTTAAACTGTCATTTTCTGCGGTGGAATCTACGAACGCTCCGGTATAGAAAAGTGGAAAGCTTGTTTGCATACGTGCATTTATCGAATCTGCCACATCTACTTTCAATACCGACAATGCCAGTGAATCTGTAACTATTGCATTTATCGAATCTGCCACCGAAGTTTTTAGTACCCTTAAGAATAACGAATCTGCCATATCATCAACAATAGCAACATCAGAAAAAGCATCGTTTAAATCTTCTGGTTCTAATATTTCCTCTCCCCATTCTTTTAAATCGCTGTCATATCCCCAGACAGGGAAAGCAGCTATTGTAAGTAAACACAGAACCATTAATATTTTTTTCATTATTTTGCTAACACCATCCTTCCCCGGCTGTAAATTATTTTCATACCATAAATCTTGAATGGCTCATCTGCATCGGAGTTTGATATTCTTACATAAATATTCTTGCCACGTCCTTTTATTTCTGCCGCTTTTGTAACAAGACCTCCTGTACCGATAAGTTTATCCGTGCCTAACAGAAAAACACCTAATTTAGTCCCGATTGCTTCCACCGTATAGGATGTACTGTAAGAATCTGTTGCATAATCGTAATATGCTTTTATATCTAAATTATATTCACCGTAATACGTGTGTTGTAACAAGCATGCCGAAAAACCCTTATCAATAAACGGCTCATTACCGTCAAAGGATTTAGTTGAAAAATACGCATCGATACCGCTTCCGCAGTCACTATTACCGCTGTCGTATGTATTCCAGTATCCTGAATAATCAGAGCCGATAAGTTTATCAACACCGTCGTCACGTACTATACCAAAAGCACTTATCTGCCAGTCGAAATATCCTGCAACAACCCAGTTACGGAGGTCAAATACTATAATACGGTTATTTGTTGTACTTCTTCCCCTCGAACACGAAAGTAAATACCATCTTTTCGGCTTATAGTGTATTCCGACTGATTCGTTTAAATCGTCAATATTCAGATTATCCCAGTCGGGTTGTATTTTATCGGTGAGTTTTACAACCGTATCACCGTATAGTGCTTTCAATCCGTCATTATCAGCCCATATAAGAGCAATTGCACCTTCTGTTGTAAGACATTCCTGAATGGAGAACTGTGATATACATCCGTGTTTTTCGCTGATTGTATTAAATCGGAATACTCCACGACCGCCTACGTTCGCACCTATCGATGGTTCAAAAACACATCTATGTATACTATTATTAGTAAAAATAATCAGGTTGGATTCGTTAATATCGCCGTATACTTTTAATCCCGTTATAGTGCCTTCGACATCTTGATAATCATCGGGGTGGAATTCCTTCCATTTGCCCATGTATCCAGACCAGTATAGCCGTCTGCCCTGCGATAAAAATAATCTCCCGTGAAACGTCTCGCATGTCGCCGGTGCAGTGGGAATATTCTTTCCCGAAAATGTCACCGCATTACCAGAACCCGACCAGTACCATGCAGGATTTGTACCGTTTACACCCACGAGATTATTGTTAATCATCGTAAAGAGCATCGGTTTATCAGTCGTGAGTGTTACCGAACCGGTTATATCAATCCATTCGTTAGTACCCTTATAGGCTATTTTTGTCCCTGCCGTACCTACTATTTTTGTGCCACCGGTTATAAAAGGTGCAGATATGATGCCCGTACCCTCATTTGCGGAATTGATACGGGCACTATCATTATAACTTTCATACCCCTGTCTTTTTACAACACCGTTAGCAAGCAAGTAACAGTTGAAACTTTCCTGTAATTCGTTATCGGCGATACCACCCGCATTATCACGTGTATTAAGCCCACCCGAGAAATCTGGAATATCAATTATACCCCAGTTTTCCGCAGTATAACCGTAATTACAGAAAAGCAGAATTAATATTAAACTTATAAATTGCTTCACTATTCAAAAACCCCATAGATAACGGTACAACTTGACAAACCCCCATCTTCACAATTTTGCTCCACAAGAAATTGATTTTGAAATGGTATATTTAAATCAATCATGGTTGATGTAGAATCAGCTACATCTAATAAATCAACTACTCCCGTATGATTCGCAACACCATCACGTAATACTACAAAAGCCGACCGTTCCTCATTATCAGCCACCGACACAGTGTCTTTAATGCCATCAATAGTAATTATGAGAGAATCATCATGTGTGGCATCGTTATTAAATACAATACGATAAATTATACCGGGGCCGTGCGCGTCAACTACATCGGTAAAGGTCGTTAAAGAAGTAGTATCTGCGACAGCTTTCAATACTGGCACCTCTTTACCTCCCCACCATCCGGTCCATGCCTCAACATCTGTTGGTTGAGATGTATAGATAGCAAGAGCAATCATCAGTGTTAAGAAAACACTACCTAAAATTATTCGTTTCATTTGTTTTTCATCTCCTTCTTTGTTTTTAAGAAACCGGACGGATAGGTAATTACATTTAAGAATTAGTGTTATCCTTCCGATTCAATCAATTAAGACTTGATTTCCTCAAGTCAAAACCCTCTTTTTAGAATGAAATGGGTTTTATAAATTGCGAACCCCGTTTTATTGTTTTTGACCTTGTTTTGTATTCCTTAAGTAATTGATAGAAAAACATTTTTTGTTTCATCCAGTCGGGTTTGCCGTACTTTCTCATACCCGGCCACAGGGCACCTTCGATGATTAATTGATGGTTCCACGGCTCGAAAGAATTTTCCGCAGCCGTAGAATCGTAGGTAATCGCTGTTGGTATTTTCACATAATCAAATTTTACCGTATCGCCGTTCGATGCACCTATAGGATATAGAAACAGTTTTTTGCGGCTCAAAAGGCAGTAGTGAGATACTGATCCACCACTAACATAAGAGGGATCGTTATAAACCATAGCCGGTCTTGATGCTTCCGTGAGGAACTTTGTCCCGATACGCATCGTATCATGTGCTATCCTGCCAAATGTAGCGCCTATATAATTGTCGGCATCGGTTAAATCGTAACTATCGCTTCCATCGGTATCAAAAGAACAATCGGACACAATAAGCTCAGGCCAATCGTGAAAATTAAATATTTTTAGCTGTGCATACTCAATGTATCTCAATATTTGTTTTTGAACGTCTGTTTTGCTCGGGTCGGGACCGAGTAATTCAGCAACCGCAGTTACTAATTCTGCACCTGTAAATCCATCAACTACAGACATTATTTAACGCCCACCTTTTTCTTGCGTGCATATCGGAAATTTACATGTTTACCATGCTGTTCATCCGGGCTAATGGTTTCGCCTTTCTTCAGATGACGTAATTTTTCCTTATATTTCTCGGTAAGTGCTTCACCTCGTATAAGGATTTCGGCTTCTTCTTTGTCCATTTCTGCACAATCGCCGATAAAACCTTCCATCGGCTCGAAAACCGTCTCGCCTATAGCTTTACGAGTACCACAAGCTTCAACTACAACGAGTTTTTGTTCTGTTACTTTGATTCTTTCTGGCATCTTATTATCTCCTCTGTAAAATGGTAATTTCTTTCTGTTTCATATACAGATACACATCGGGTAAAAATGATTCATCACTGTCATCGTTTGTGAGTTTAATCCATAAATATGGATACATTTCATCACCACTTAATGTATCAGCAAAAGCATAACCGCCGCCATCCTCATTTATACTCGTATTATGTATTAAAACCGCATTGGATGTGTCTGCTAAATTCGGTGTGGCAAGCCCGTAAATTTCAAGTGTCACCACAAGCGAATCATCATTGGGCGTAGCACCAGTCACAATAACATTTAATTCATCTTCGCGGTCTGATACATCTATTATCCCAGATGATGTACGTACACCGTGTGCAAGAGAATCTGTATCATCTATAGCGTGCCATATACCACGATTATCGAATTCCGCAGCCGATACGACTGTACAGATTGTACAGAAAGTACAAATTGTAAATAACAGTTTTTTCATTTTAAACTCAACTTGAGGTGCCATATAAACACCTCAAGTTTCAAAAGTTACACCGCAGCATCGGGGCTGAATGAAGAAAGAACCATAGTATGCTGCGCGGTAATCGTTGCCGTGGCTGAA